GCGCCGCTCGCCCTGCTGGCGCAGCGCTCGCCCCGCGAGGCATCCCTGGCGTGCTCACGTGTAGCGCGGCTGGGCGCGGCATAAAGACAGATCACCGGGTCAATCAAGCGGGGCAGTGCATCCCTTACGCGTGCGCGTGTGGTAGCTCGGGGCATCCCTTACGCGTGCGCGTGCGAGGCGCACAGATGGCAGGTCTGTCGGAACATGAGGGTTTCTGCGGGTTTGCGGTGCCGATGTTGCGCGCGTTGTTGCGGCGCGTGGTTCGCGGGCGGGTGCGCGCGCTTTTACTGCACGTGGGGTGGCCGGACCCCTATGGGGGGAAACTCGCGGCGGGAGGGGTACGTATCACCGCTCGGGCGTGAGGCACAAAACATCCGGGGTTCCCCTGGGGCGACCGAAGGGGCGGAGCCCCGAGGGAGGACCAGGGGTAGGACTAAGAGGGGGTAGGTAGGAGGGGGATACACTGATGACACTGCACCCTAAGTATCCACCCTCCGATACTGTACACTGCTTTAAGTAGACCTACAGGTCCCCCTCATAGCCTACCTATAGCCCCCTACAGTGGTACCATAGGTCATAGTATCATCAGTGGTTACCTACCACCTACACCACCCTATGTACCACCATAGGTACTACCCCATACAGCCCTATGCTTACCACTTTACTTAAGACTTCAACCGGCATAGGGTAGAGAGTTGGGCTCTAATTCCAGAACCTAATGATTTCAGAGACTTAGATTAGGCAGTCACAATGGCCTTGATGGCGTCATAAAGCTCCCGAACCATGAACTGATTGGAGTGGGCATGACGCGCAATACCATTGGCGGCGGTCCACTTGACCGACCCATCGTTGTACCTCTGGATGGTCATCTCAGGGGTGCCCACCGTATCATTCAGGCCCACCGTGACCACAGCATTGGTACCACTCGACATCCCCGTAACGGTCCACACGGAACCCGTCTCGGCGATCGTCTCGTTACCCTGCGTGCCCTTGAAGGCTGCTTCCAGATCTGTCTTCGTCAAACCATCAGCCAGCGAGGAGTTACCCCACACCGCACAGGCGATGTTACCATCAGCCACCGTCTCAACCGGATCGGCGCTGACCTGGGTCTCCAGGCCGAACTCAGGCGCTCCAGTGAGGGTCACAACGCTAGTCGTGGTGCCGGTGTGGACCGCGGTAATGGTGTCCTCCCCGTTCGGGCCGAGGCCAGCGAAGGCTGCATTCACGGCAACCTCGAAGGCAGCCGCAGCGCTCTCCTGGTCGGCGCCGTTGGTAACCTGCACATCCCCGGTAGTGCCATCCCCTCCGTCCGAGAACTCGAAGCCGATAGCGTTACCGAGAGCATCCGTCACGGTGACGAGAGCGTCATCGGTGGGGGCACCTGTAGTGAACGTAACGGTAGCCTCGGCGCCGACGTTCGCGTTGGTCACTCCGATGTCCAGAGCTCCTGCGATCACGGCATCAATGGCCGCCTGGAGTTCCCAGGTACTATCGAAGATGGGGAGGGGGTTGGTAGTGCCTGCGGTGGGATCAGTGGGGTCGGTAAGGGTCTCGAAGACCAACTCCTGGATGCTGTCGGAGATAGTCAGCGTCTCAGTATCCGACCCACCAGTGAGGTAGGTGATAGAGCCGGTAGCCTTCACGCCAGCCGTAGTGCGGTCCAGTGAGAGGAACTCCACAATGGGAGCAGCAACTTCAATAGCCATTTAAAGGTGTATCCACGTTTGAGGTTTAGGAGTACCGACGCCTAAGGCGTGCTCAAGGAACCAGTCCATCTGTTCCTCCAAGAGCCGCTGCTGCTCGGTCTCGATCTGTTCGTCCGCATCAGCGGACATCTGACTAACCCAGTACCACACGCCCCAGGCCAGTGCCTCCAGGCGGTCATCATGAGCCAAGGAGCCCTTGTCCCTGGTGATCCGAGACATCTGGTAGAAGAGTTGGTACTTGAGCCTCTGCTCCGGGGGGAGCTGTTGGACGGACGAGTAGTCTTTCATGATGAGCTGCTTATCTACTACCAGCCGGTGGTTGTTCATCACGGGCTCTAGTACGTCGATGATGCGACCCTCCTTGTGCATCTTGTTGGAGGCTTTTACCTCCTCAATGGAACAAGGGTAGATCCTACGGAGGATAGGCTCGAAGAGCTTGATCCACATACCATCGCCGAAGTTGGCCTCAACGATGATCTTGTTCACCTGGTACCGCTTCGCGATGTTGGCTAGGGCCATCAGGGTGGCCTCATCGTAGCCACCTCCCATACCACCAGCAGCCATCGCGAAGATCTGGCTGTTGAGCATCTTGGTCACTGACCAACCAGTCTCATCCTTACCTCGCCCCGAGGGGTCGATCGCAAGGAGGGACCCTTGGTAGGGCTGCCAGATTACCACGCCGTTGGCGTCCCGCTGCCCATCGTAGCTCATGGGTTTGTGGAACTTATCCCCCAGTAGCCCCACGTTGGGCACATCGTTGACCACCAGCTCTGATCCAGTAGCCCACACCACCTTCTCAGGGGCCCGATCGGGATTGATGTCCATGACGATGAGGTCCCGGAGCTTCAGTGGGTGCCGGTCCTCGTCCGCTAGGGTCGGGTCCAGCATGTACTGGAGCTGGAAGCCGGTGTTCCCCTGGCTCATGTGCTTGTCGAGGAGGATCATCTCCCCGAACCTACGGGGCTCTACGGGCTTGCCTGCCAACTTGGGGTTGGCCTCTAGGGCACTCTGTAGGCTCCGCGCCAGGCGGTCCCCGTACTTGTGCATCTGCTCAGGGGTGGGGAATTGGGAAGGCCAGACGTTCACGCTGTAGCCGCGCTCGGGGAGCTTCAGGTACAAGGTGTCCTCAAGCTGGGGGGTCCCGAGGTAGATGATCCGGGAACTGTCTTCTGGCTTGATGATGTTGTCGAGTTCCTTGACCTTCTCTGAGATCTTCTCCCTCATCCCCTGCGTCATTGAGTTCTCAGGGACTTCCACATCGTCCGCGATGATGACATCAGCTCGACCACCTGTGATAGTGGCGGTTATGCCCTTGGAGCGCACTGAGGGGCTTTGCTTTACCCTACTCCCAGCAACGTCAAAGGCTTCCATGGAGGCCCTCTGGTTAGGGCCGGGGGCTAGGTGTTGTAGAAAGGGTACTTGTTCAAGCAGCCTCAGGACGAACTGGGAGAGGTCCCGAGCCTTGTCCGCCGAGGCGGAGATCATGAGGATGGAGAGATCAACGTTGTTGTAGAGCAGCCACGCTGCGAAGGCCCCTGTGATGTAGCTCTTGCCGACACCACGGAAGGACCAGATGATCATCCGGCCCGGACCATACTGTAGGTACCTCGCAATGTCGATCTGCACGGGGTCCGGGGGTGGGAGGTTAAGATGCTTCCAGATGGCATAAAGGAAGTTGTCGAAGCGTTTGGCTAGTCGGGGATCAGTCTTAATGATGATCTTCCTCAAGAAGGGGCCACAGTCTGCCCAGGGCGGCCCAGGGCGGCCGAGGAGACGTTGAGAGGTGTGATGCTACCGCTAAAGTCGGAGCGGCCCCTCAGCGCCCTCTGAGGCCGATCTAGGGACTACTCGTCGTCTTCGTAATCCATCTTGAAGAGACCCATGTAGCCATACTCGTCCAAGCTCGTACCGACGTTGACGAAGAGAACGCCGACCTTACTGAAGACGGTGAAGTAGAGGGTCTTGACCTTGACCACGACTTTCCCAGGGAATGCCTTAACGGTATCGAACATGCTCTTATCTCCCGAATGTAACCACGTTGTCATCATCCTCGTCGAACGGTAGTTCCGCAACGAGGTCATTGATGTTCTCATCTTCCCCAGGCATGACCTGAATGCCATTGTCCCGGAGGAACTTGGTGATCGCCGCAAGATCGGCAGCTGTGACCTCACCCGATCGCACCTTTGCGAGCATCACCTGAGCGGTTAGCTCGTGCAGTTGAGCGAGGAGGTCCAGTGATGCTTTCTTATGTGTCATGAAGGAGGCCCTACACCCAAGACAGTTACCCTTAGAAAGGAGAAAATGGAGCCGAAGAGGAGGGTAGCCAGGGCTAGAGCCCCAGCGACCCTCGAAATGTTCTTCTCGTTCCCCCTAATACGGGCATCATGGTCATCTAGCCGCCTATCTTGGGCAATCTGAGCGGTCATGAAGCCATCAACCTTACCTTCTAAGCGGCCGATCGCCATCAGTACCGCTATTTGATCACTGGACGGCGAGGAGCTCCCCGCCGCCCCGGGCACTCTGTTTGTTTCGTTGGTCATTCTGATACGCTTGCAGGAGGGATAGGCCATGACGGGAGTTGAAGGACCCCTCACGAATGAGATTAGCGAAGGCTTGCTTCCGAGCGCCGGTCAGGATCTTCTGGATGACGCTGATCTTCGAGCCTTTGTAGTCCACGTCCTCAGATAAGAGGTCCTGGTTATCACTGAGCCGCTGGTAGCGGTCACTCTGGATCATCTTGGTGAGCTGTTGCTCAAGGTTGGTCTTCTGGACCAGCTCATTGAGCCGGGAGTAGGCTGATTGGCCCTTCCGGTTCTTGAACTTGGACAGATCCACGTTACCCTGCTTCTCACTCGCGGGCATGAAGGACTGTTCCAGGCGGAGCATCTCGTTCCACACCGGGTGGCCCGGCTTGTCAAACGACTGGACCGGACTGAGGGCCCGCTCTATCGGACCACCGTTGCGGATGATCGGCTTCCCCATGAAATCGTACCGAGGCTCTAGTGTATCAGAGAAACCAGGGACGCGAGACTTGATCGCATCTAGTGTCTCCCGCACCTCACGGAGGTGAGCGTCAGGGTTGACCTGGCGGAGAGCGTTAGGGACGTAGGAACCAACCCGGTTGAACCAAAGGCGCTTCCATTTCCACTCATCATCAGAGGTGACTGTTTCTAGGAACTCGGAGATGGACTTGAGGTATACCTTGGAGGTGACATTCTTAGCCACAGCCATGAAACCCTGCCCCGCTGCCTTCGCTCCGGTGCCGATTGTGGTTTCATCCCCATCGAGGACATCCCCCACGAAGCCCCACAGCATACCGGCGCTGAGTTCCTCAGCATCTTCCGGTGTGAGCGAGCCGGACACCTCTGACCAGTCCGCGACGATGCCCATTAGCATACCCAAGGGGTCGAGACGCTCGAAGGAGTACCAGGTGTCTCCTACCTTGACGCTGTAGGGCTGGTATTCCTGAAGCCAGGCAGCCCGCATGGAGGGCTCTTTTGGGCCACCCCCTGTCATCCTCCCACTGAGAGCGAGGGATGCCGCGGTGCCGACTACGGCGCCACCCACCATCTGCTTCCCCAAGAGCTGGGCAAGCTCCTCATGGCCCCCGTTCTTGATGGCCTGGCGATGCCTGCGCTCCAGGAGCCCGATGCCTGGCATATGGCGCCACGCATCACGAAAGAGGTTGGTGGGGGTACGGACGAAGGGGAAGAGCTGACGTAGAGCGGGGAACTGTTGGTTCCCCTCCTGTAGCCACTTCCCAATCCCATACTCTAGCTGGTTGGTGAAGGTGTTCTCCTCGGCGTACTGCTTGGCTACCTGATCGGTAGCCCTACCAGCCTCATCGAAGCCCTTCTCCATCCGATCGGAGATGTACTGAGTGAGCTTATCCCCCTTGAACCCCCTCCGGGAGCCCTCGCGGGAAGCCATGGCCCGGAGCTTGGCCCTGTAGTTGATCTGCTTGAAGAACTCATCCTCAGCCAGGAGGGCACGGGTAGGGATACGAACCGCATGGCCGAGGGGGCCTGGGATAGCTCTCCGCCCAGCCATCTCAACAATGTCCTGCATAGGATCGAGGACATTATCCTCACGCCGGAAGGCCACTCCAGCAGCTTTCACACTGTCATGGAAGTATTGCACCAGGCCACTGTAGGTGGCTAGATCGTCGGCCGCGGCTCGGAAGTCTCCTAGCGCGGTATGCCCAAGAGCATCGGAAACCGGCCTAACGGTCGCCTTGATGAGGTTCGAGGTCATGTTGATCATGTGGGTCTTCGGCCCCGAGAGGAGCGCGTTGATCCAATACTCATTCACCACATCCCAGGTCCTATTGGATGCGACGGAGCTGAGCACCCTGCGAGCGGTGCTAGGGTCTTCGATCTGAGCCAGCTTCTTGCGGAACTTGGTCTTGTCTCCGCTGACCGCGAAGTCCTCAGCAGCCGCCTTGAACTTCCCCATGGTCAGCCCGGAGACCGGATCGACACCTTCCTGCATTACCCGGAGACCGCGGCCCAAGGTGGAGCCTGCCTCACGGATGCTCTGCATGGTGGAGACCGCCAGGTCGAGCCACTGGTCCGCCTCTGCTTCCGAGACGGTACCAGCGGCGGCACCGCGGGCCTTCTCGATGGCGCCCTTCATGAGGGACTGCTCGACACCGCGGGCAGCCATCATGGTTGCCATCACGTCGTCTCGCTGCGCACCGAGATCCTGGATGTTCTTGAGGACTAGGGCCGGATCAGCTCCCATATCCTCAGCCATCTGCCGGGCCGCAGAGATCGCCTGGGGGGTATCCCACAGTCCGTCATTCTTCCGCCGGACTTCCTGGGCGAGGTAGTTGATGAGGGTTATGGCCTCGTCAGACTTCAGTGCCTTCCCAGTGCTACCAAGAGGCAGTTCCCCGAGGGCTTCGTCCCAGGACATGGAGCCCGCCTTAGCGGCGGAGACCCGGCGTTGCAGCTCGGGGACATCTTCAGCTTTCATCCCGACCGCGGAGGGGTCAAGTTCGGTGTCTCCCAAGGCGATCTTGGCCCGACCCATGGCCTGCGCCTTGGCTTCTGGCTTAAGAAGGTCAGAACTGTCAAGTCCCTTCCCCGGCGCTGTCCCCTCTTTTCCAATTAACTTTGCAGCTTCCACTCGATTATAGAACTGTCCTTCAAGAGTGGTAAACCCCTGCGCATCGGCTCCTAAGTTATCTAGAATATCGTCAACAGGCTTCCCCGCTGCCTCAGCAGCACTTTGAGCTGCGTCGTAATGGTTAGGACCTGTGTAGATATTACCTTGATACCTAACAGCCGCTTGTAGCTTAGCCTTCGGCTTGACCTTCCAGCCCTGAGCCCCATCGAGCGCCTCCTGGACGCTGGGAGCTTCCTCCTGGAGCACCTTTTCAGCGGCCGGCCGGCCTTCGGTGGCATCAACAACCTTCGCCTTCTTGAACACCCGGAGGGACCGGAAGAAGGCTTCGGTGGCCACACCTAAACCAGCACCCTCGATTACGTTCTTCAATCGACCCTCAGCCCAGCCATCCTCAGGGGAGGCGGCGAGGTACTGGGTGATGGAGTTGTTGAGGATGGGGTTATCGAAGGTGGTGAGGGTGTTGGAGAGCCGCTCCTCAGCCTCATCGAAGGCGATGAAGTCAGCGATCGCACCCTGGGCCGCGGCACCCTTGAGGGTATTGGTGGCGAGCCCAGTGGCGCGCATGGCGCGACCAGCAGGGACCATTGCGAGGCCGAACTGGGTGATGCTCTCGGCGATCTGCCCCACGGTGCCAGAGGGCTTGGTGGGCTCGGGAAGCTCGATCTGTTCGCTGTTCTGATCAATCAAGCTGGGAGGGACGACGGTGCGAACCACGTCCGCGGAGAGATCAAGCATGGACTGCCCGAAGTCTCGAGCCCCATGAACCACCCCTCTAGTGATGTCCCCCACGAGGGAGGGACCTTCAGCAGTAGGGGCAGGCTGTTCGGTGGGGACAGGCTGTTCGACTGGGGTGCCCGCAGGTTCCGCTTGGTCGAACTGGTCGAAGATGTTCTCAGCCATTGCTACTCACTATTGGGATTGCTGGCTCTCGCGGATCACCGCTGCCGCAGCACCGGGTCCGTACTTGTCGTCGAATTGCATCATCATGTCGGGAGTTAGGTTTTCGAGGAGGAATGCCCTGGCGGGGTCAGGAGGGGCCGTAGTCTGGTCTGTGGCTTCGTCAGGCGACGATGCGGGTTCCGGGGTACTATCCCCCTCCGAAGGACTATCGGCCTCTGGCGCGGCCTCCTGGGCCTGCTCAAAGCGCTTTAGCTCAGCCTCTTCAACCTGCCCGTAGAACTTCACCAGGCGCTCCGATCGTGCCCACATGGCATCCTCGAAGTCGTCCTGACTGACGTTGGGGTTCTCTTCAATGTAATGCCGGGCGTATCGCATTAGGTCGCTCTCTGCCCGCCTCGAATTGAATGCCGTCTCCCCGAACACGTCGAGACCACCACCGATGGTCTGCTTGACGCCATCCCGGATGGTCTTGAACTCCTGGCTCTTCAGCAGGGAGTTGTCCTCGTGGGAGTTAATAACCCGGTAGTCCTGCCAGAGCTGGAGGTTCCGGGCGGTGTCGTAACGTCCGTTCCTGAGCCCAGCGGAGATACGGCGGGGGTCGAAGTTGGGATCGAGGGTCATGTCCTCGACCAGCTTGTTGATAAATTCATCATCATCAGCGATATCTCGATCGAGCGCCTGTACCATCGCACGGCTGGTCTGGATCACCTCGGCCCGCGTCTCGGGGTCCGTGATGTCGTTCTGTTCGATGAAGGCGAAGGGATCAACCGCGGCGAGGCCGTCTGTCTTATAGGCTTCGTAAGCGACGGAGTAGAACCCAGCGAGGTCCGTTTTCCGCCTAGCCTGCTCCTGCCTCTGCTGCATCCTCCAGGCGGTCTCTTCCTCCCGGAGTTGCCGGTTGGTAATCTTGTCCTCAACCCGGATACGCATCTGCTGACCGTCCACCGTCTTCCCGAGGACGCCGTTGCCGGTGTCCACGGTATCCAGGAGGGAGAGAACGTCGGTATCCCCCGCCAGGTCAGCCGCTGCGCCGATCTGTTGGATCGCGATCTTGTTCACATCTGACCCGTCGAGACCATTGGCGACTGCCTCGGAGAGGATGTTCTGGATGACCGTACCCCTGTCGGGGTCCTCGGACTGGAGGATGGTGGCCACTTCCTGCTCAAGACTGGTGCGAGCTCTCTCCTCATTCCTCTGGAAGGTGTAGGAGATATGCCGCTGCATGAGCTGGTTCTGACCAGCCGAGGCGGCCGGTTGGAAGACTTCCTCAACGAGCTGGGGATCATAGATTGATAGGTTCTGCTTGGAGAACTCCGCAGTTTTCTGAGCAGCCCAGTCAGGGATCGCATCCACGGCGCCGTTACGGATGTCTCCATCCTGCTGCCACTGGTCCATGATCCAGGATTGGTATTCCTGTCCTTTGACCCGGACTTCGGACTTGAGGTATCCGAGGCGGAGGAATGGGTTGGCCCCCTCCGGGATAAGGCCCTGCTTGACGGCATCCTTGAAGGCGACCCGGTGTTGCTGCTGGAGCTGAGCCCCCTCAGCGAGAGCTTCCTCCGTCTGCGCCTCTTGTCGATCGGCGAGGAACTTATTGAGGGCCGGGTTCAGGTTGGAGAGCCCTTGAGCCAGCTCCCGCCACTCAGCCCCGGCACCGATGGGTGCACCAAAGGTCCGGGCATTAGGGATAGCGTAGGTATCAGTAACCTGCGCTGCCCCTCTAATTTGAATTGCCATGATGGTACCTTGTTAGGTGGTGAACCGACCCGCGGAGCTAATGGGGGTCACTCGGGGGACTGAGGTTTGGGTTAGAGCTGTGGCTCGATCGGTAGGAGCTTGGAACTGGTTGTATGCTCCGAGAGCACCACCAGCGATCGTCAGAGCTGCCCCGATGCCACTAGGACCAGTGATTGGGGAGGGGGTGTAGGGTTGGATGGAGGTAGCCCGATCTCGCGCCTCTATCCGGTAGGCTTCCAGGTTTCGCTGGGACTGCCGGGCCTCAAGTCCCACGTTCACACCTAGGCGGGAGATGTCAAAGCCGGCCTGCGCTAGGCTATCAAGGAGACCAACGTAGAGGGATTGACCGGAGGCTCCCGTTTGGGCCGCCGCCGAGAGGGAGGAAGCTTGGCTGCGGATCGCCTCCCGGCGAATGTCGAACTCCTGACCCCGAGCGGTCTGCTGGGTTTCCTCAAGCTTCGACAGTTCCCCGGAGCTCTTGGTGTTGTACGCTTCAATCGTTCGGCGGTAGTTCTCGGCGATTTGCTCTTGACGCTCATCAGCTAGCCGGGCCTGGTAGTCTTTTTGAGCTTCCGCCTGGCTGCTCTGTTCCATGAACTGGGCACCCGCCTGGGCGACTGTAATGGCGGCCATCGCCACTATGGGGTTGCACATAGGTTTATCGAACTCTCTCAAATGCTCTGAAGGTGTGGCTGTTAATGAGGAAGTTTTCGGTGAAGGTGAAGCCACACCACTCTAGCCACCGAATGTGGACCGTATTACGAGCGTCCACGATGTTGGAGAGGCAGCGGTACTGGGTGTTGAGGAAATCAACCCAACCCCGGCTAGCGCGCGCGAACTCTCGACCGTGCTTCTCCACCAGTTCGTCCGTGGCCAGCATCCAAATGTCCCCATGCGCGCTCTTTTGGATGCGCCGCGCCGGATAGTTCTCGGGGCCGCCTGGAACCACACCGAAGACCGCTAAGGGAGACCCTGTGAGGTAAGAGCTGATGACTAGTCCAGGGTTGGACCTCTGAAGACCGTACTCTAGGACACCTCTAACAGTATCCCCAAGCGTCTCAACCTCACGCACATCGCAGTACCGCATGTTTTCGATCAGCGGGTTAATGTCTTCTCGAGTGAACGAACGGGCAGAGAGCACAGCTTCCTTCCTTTCTCAGGTTGGATTAGAACCTACGGGAACGGATGACGAAGTTACCTTCCCACCCGGCGTTAACCCATCTGCTAGGGTACGGCCTATCGTTCTGAAGCTC